ACCGTCGGCGTCAGCCGATGCCATGCACGTCACGTTTCCTGACGGCGCGGTGATCGAATACGAACCCAAAACCGGCGCGCTGCTGGCTACCGGCATCAAGTCTGCCACGGTAAACGCGTCGGAAAAAGTCGCTGTGACTGCACCGGATATCACCTGCACGGCAAAAACGCGCATCACGCTCGACACGCCGGAGGTGGTCTGCACCCACAAGCTCACCACGGGCAGCCTGGAGGTGAAACAGGGCGGCACCCTAACCGGCAACCTCACCCATTCCGGCGGCAGCCTGACGTCAAACGGCGTGGTGGTGCATACCCATAAACACGGCGGCGTCCAGACGGGCGGCGGTCAGACGCAGGTGCCTTCATGACTAACGCCAAATACATCGGCCTGGCTCGCGACACGGGGCGCAGCGTCGAAGACCTGGCGCACATTCAGCAGTCGGTCAGCGACATTCTGCGCACGCCCGTGGGTTCCCGCGTCATGCGCCGTGACTATGGTTCACTGCTATCGATGCTGACTGACCGCCCGCAGAATGCGGCGCTGCGCCTGCAAATCATGGCGGCCTGTTACAGCGCGATCCTCAAATGGGAGCCACGCGTCAGCCTGACCGGCATCACCTTTGAAACGACGTTCGACGGGAAAGCCGTGGTTGAACTCACCGGCACCCGCAAAGACACGTCCGCCGCCATTTCCTTAACCCTTCCTGTGAGCTGACTTATGGCAACGATTGATCTCAGCCAGTTACCCGCCCCCGACGTGGTGGAGGTGCTGGATTACGAAATCCTCCTGGCGGAGCGCAAAGCCACGCTGGTCTCCTTGTACCCCGAAGACCAGCAGGCCGCCATCGCCCGCACGCTGACCCTGGAATCTGAGCCGATGGTGAAGCTGCTGGAGGAGAACGCTTACCGCGAAGTGATCCTGCGTCAGCGGGTAAACGAGGCGGCGCAGGCGGTGATGCTGGCCTATGCCACCGGCACAGACCTGGACAATATCGCCGCCACGTTCAGCGTGGAGCGCCTGACCATCACCCCTGCGGATACGGTCAGCGTGCCCGCCGTGGCGGCAGTCATGGAAAGCGATGCGGATTTGCGTGTCCGTGCGCAGCAGGCGTTTGAAGGGCTGAGCGTCGCCGGTCCGGTTGGCTCTTATGAGTATCACGGGCGCTCGGCTGACGGGCGGGTGGCGGACATTTCGGTGATCAGTCCGTCGCCCGCCTGCGTGACAATTTCCGTGCTGGCACAGACCGGCAACGGCACCGCCCCCGCCGACCTGCTGGCGAAAGTGCAGGCCGCGCTCAACGATGAGAACGTGCGCCCCGTGGCAGACCGCGTGACCGTCCAGTCCGCCACCGTGGTGAATTACACCATTGACGCCGTGCTGTATCTGTTCCCGGGTCCGGAAGCCGAACCCATCCGCGAAGCTGCCGAAGCCAGGCTTATCGCCTACACCACCGCGCAGCACCGGTTAGGCCGAGACATCCGGCTGTCCGCCATTTATGCCGCGCTGCACGTTGAAGGCGTGCAGCGGGTGGAGCTGAAAAGCCCCGCTGCTGACATCGAGCTGGATAAAACGCAGGCGTCATTCTGCACCGCGTACACCCTGAAAGTGGGCGGCTACGATGAGTGATCGCCTGCTGCCCGTCGGTTCCTCGGCGCTGGAGGTGGCCGCCGCCGAGGCCTGCGCCGCGCTTGAAAACGTGCCGGTGCCGCTGCGGCAGCTCTGGGATCCGCTGACCTGTCCGGCGAAGTTTTTGCCTTACCTGGCGTGGGCGCTGTCGGTTGACCGCTGGGATGAAAACTGGCCTGTCGCGACTAAGCGCCGCGTCATTCAGTCGGCCTGGTTCATTCACTGCCATAAGGGAACCATCGGCGCTATCCGCCGCGTGGTGGAGCCGCTCGGCTATCTGATTAACGTGACCGAGTGGTGGGAAACGAATGACGAACCCGGCACGTTTCGGCTTGATATCGGCGTGCTGGAAACCGGCATCACAGAAGACATGTATTTGGAGATGGAGCGGCTGATTGCCGACGCCAAACCGGCCAGCCGCCATCTGATTGGCCTGACCATCACCCAGGATATTAAAGGCGACGTTTACACCGGCGCGGCGCACTACCTGGGCGAACTGCTGACCGTTTACCCTGCATAAGAGGACGTTATGAGCACATTTAAATCCGTTGTCACCACGCTCGGCCAGTCGCGCATTGCGGCCGCCATTGCGGCGGGGACTGACATCAACATTACGCAGCTTGCCGTCGGTGACGGCAACGGCAAGGCGACCACGCCGGTTGCCACGCAGACAAAACTGGTTAAAGAGGTGTACCGCACGCCGCTCAACTCCTTAAAGCTCGATCCGACTCACGGCAACTGGGTCATTGCCGAGGCGGTGATTTCTGCGAGCGTCGGCGGTTTCTGGATGCGTGAAATGGGGCTGTTTGCCGACGACGGCACGCTGATTGCCGTGTGTAACATGGCGGACACCTACAAGCCGACGCTGGCGGAAGGTTCCGGCCGCACGCAAACGTTGCGTATGGTGATTGCCGTCAGTAACACCGAGGCCATTAGCCTGCTGATCGACGACTCGGTGATTATGGCGACCGAAGAATATGTGAATGACCTGCTGGCCGCACATGAAAAATCCCGCAACCACCCCGACGGCACGCTGACGGCAAAGGGTTTTGTGCAGCTTAACAGCTCGGTCAGCAGTACCAGCGAGACGCTGGCGGCGACGCCGAAAGCGGTGAAGACCGCAAACGACAATGCCAACACCCGCGTACCGTCCACCCGCAAGGTGAACAATAAAGCGCTGAGCGCTGACGTAACCCTGACGGCGTCGGACGTGGGGGCGCTGCCGGTCGCGTCCGCCGTGCTCGGCACCGCGAATATCAACACGTTTAATCTGGCAAACATCGGGGTTTACGTGCAGAGCACCGGCGCGAATGCCACCGTCGCCAATGGCTATCCCGCTGGTTCCCAGGCGGCGGGCGTGCTGGAGGTTATCCCCGCGTCCTGGACGGGCGGCGTGCTGCAGCGTTACACCGTGCAAAATACCGGCATGGTGTGGACGCGTGCGCTCAATGCGTCCTGGAATGGCACAGATGGACCCTGGCGTGACTGGGTGCAGGCCAGCGCGGTGAATTCCGTCACGGTGCCGTCGGCCATCCTGACCACCACGGATATCAATACCCTGGGCTTTGCCAGCGGAGCCGGAAGTGCCGCCCTGTACGCGCAGCCTAAAAATGCCAACGCCACGGCGGCGTTGCACTATCCGCAAGGCATTGCGGGAACGCTGTATGTCACGCCGAGCGCCTACGGCTGTCAGCAGATGTATGTCACGTTTACGGGCAATATCTGGAATCGCGGGTTGTCTGCTGACTGGAACGGTGTAGATGGTCCATGGAAAGAGTGGGTGCCGACGTACAGCGCGAATAACAAACCCACCGCCGCCGACGTGGGCGCGTGGACGGCCACGCAAAGCGCCGCCAGTGAAAAGGCGCTGGCGGATGAAATTGCGACGGCCTTTAAAATCCGTGCCAATTTAACCGCGACGGACTCGCCCAACGCGCTGCATGGCACGGCCATGCTCGGGCATTACGGCGTGCCCGGTGCTGCCGCCGCGACCACGGACAAAGGCTACCCGATGAACGGGTTTGTCGGCGTAATTTTCGTGACCTGGGGACCGAATGCGACGCAGCAAATTGCCTTTAATAACAACGGACGACAGTTTACCCGGGGCGCGTCGGGGGCATGGAACGGCGTCGATGGTCCGTGGACGGCCTGGAATGAAGTTTACTGCCAGGCGAACAAGCCGACACCGGCAGACGTCGGCGCGTTACCCGCAGGTGGTACGGCAGTCTCAGCATCCAAACTCGCCGCTGCCCGCAAAATTGCCGGTGTGGCCTTTGATGGCACGCAGGATATCAGCCTTAGTGCGGCAAACGTCGGCGCACTTCCTGCCGCTGGCACCGCCGTTGCCGCAACCAAGCTCGCCACCGCCCGCAAGATTGCCGGTGTGGCGTTTGATGGCACCCAAGATATCGGGCTGAATGCGGATAATGTGGGCGCATTTCCCCGCGTGGGCGGTGATGTGAACGGTCGCGTCACGGCGAATTATCTCCGGGCGATAACCATCCCACAGCCCGGCGACGGGCAAGGAACCTATTTAGGCTGGAACGAAAGCGGCGGCCAGGGCGAATCTAACTTTGTGAATAACCGGGGCGGCGGCGTAGGTGGGTTCAAATTCCGCATCGTCAACCAGGGCAATACGGTACAAACCGGCGAGATGACCCTGTCCGGCAACGGCGACAGCAATACGTCCGGCACCGTGAACGAGATGGGGCAGCGCGTTTTCAGCCCCAATAACCGGCAGCCGGTCAATTCTAATACCGCCAATCTCGGCGGCGGCTGGTGGCGCTGCGGTGACACAGGAATGATTAAGCAGTGGGGCGTCGTCAACAAAGGGAGTCGCGGCTGGTCAACGGTGAATTTCCCCATTCCCTTCCCCAACACCTGCGTCAACGTCCAGGTGACCGCCATCAATGGCGGCGGCGGGACGTTCAATGACAACTTTGGTACGGCGCAAATTATCAATAACATCGGTTTCACCTGCGGCCAGGACAGCGGCGGCAGTTACTGGGAAGCCACTGGCTGGTAAGGGAAAATAATGAGCAACTATTACAGCGCAGTCACCTCAAGTCTTTATGTTTACAGCCCGCTCACCAACGGCTTTTATCCGCGTGAGTTGCGGGACGTGTACGACGATGCTGGAAGCTGGCCGGATGATGGCATTGCGGTCAGCGATGTTGTTTACCGTGAATACCAAACCCTTCCCCCACCAGAGGGGAAAATGCGGGTTGCGGGCGCGGACGGTCTGCCCGCCTGGGGAGATATTCCGCCGCCGACGGTTGAAGAACGCAAGGCCGAAGCCGTCGCCGCCTTGTCCGCGCTGATGGCAAAGGCAAACGCGGCTATCGCACCTTTGCAGGATGCCGTCGATATTGACGATGCGACGGAGGCGGAACGGGCAAGCCTGACCGCCTGGAAAAAATACCGCGTCGCCCTTAACCGGCTGGATTTGTCTGACGCGCCGGATATTACCTGGCCTGAAATCCCCGCGTAATTCATGCCCCGAAAGGGGCTTTTTTGTATCGAGCACAGTCATATCTGACTGTTCTGGCCAGCGCCTGGTAACACAGTCAAATCCGACTGTGCTACAGCCGCGTTGTGCCATTGTTCAAACATCCCGCCCGCCGTGCCTGCGCCGATACAACCAGCGATGATTGACCTCACCCCAATCACAGGAAAAACACCATGGCTGATTATCATCACGGTGTGCGCGTTGTTGAAATCAATGACGGCACCCGCGTTA